GTTGAGCGATGCGCCCATGCTGCAGCGTCTGGTGGACAGCAAGCTGATGTACGGCCTGAACCTGCTGGCAGACTCCCAGCTGCTGTACGGCGATGGCCTGAACCAGAACCTCACGGGCCTGATGGTTGACAGCGGCGTCTCTACCGTTGGTGAGATCGCAACCGGCACCAGCGCAGCCGACCTGGCAGGCGCAATGCTGGATCACATCCGCGCTGCCATCACGAAGAACCAGACGTTTGACTACTACAACGTCAACGGTCTGGTGATTAACCCGGTGGACTGGGGCACCTTGGAAACCGCCAAGGGTTCTGACGGCCATTACATCTGGGTGACCGTGCCAAACGGTGGCGAGTCTCGCCTGTGGCGCGTGCCTGTGATCGTGTCTAACGCCATGACCTCGGGTGACTTCCTGCTGGGCGACTGGACGATGGGCGCGACGATCTATGACCGCGAGCAGATGGACATCCGCGTGAGCGAAAGCCACGCGGAATACTTCGTGAAAAACGGCGTGGCCATCCTTGCCGAAGAGCGCTATGGCTTCGGCATCGAACTGCCCAAGGCATTCACCAAAGGCTCGTTCGACGTAGCTGCTGAGTAATGAAACGGGGGAGGGGAAACCTTCCCCCTTTTTTCACATGCAATACAAACTCCTAAAAAATTCCATGAGCGGCCCAAAAGGCGCATGGATCGAAGTTGACGGCAACGATGCCCGCCAGCTTGCCGCCGTGGGCATCATTGATTTGGGCGAGCCTGTAGCCGTCCAAGTGCGCACGATGGATCTGATGGGCAACGAAGCCACCCAGACAAAGATCGTCGGCCCGGAAGTCACCAAAGTTGACGGCCCCCAGGTCAAGAAACGCGGACGCCCCGCAAAGGTACGTGATGCAAGCGACACCGCAGACTGATACCGTCTCGCCAGTTGCCGTGGCAGACCTTGCCGCATTCCTGAGCGTTGACGTGTCTGACCCATTGCTCGAGGGTATGTTGCAGGCTGCTACCGATGCGGTGATTCGGCACATCAATCACGACTTGCTTGAGCGCGAGTGGGTCGGAATCGTTCCTGTGCCTCAGGCTGGCCGATTGCAGTTGTCGCCAAGCATCTACGCCTGGCCGATGTTTGAGCTGCCTTACACTGGATTGGTTTCGGTTGACGCAGTGACTGGAAACGGCGACGAGGTGATGGAATACACCATTGAGGCATCCCGTAGGCCAGCGCGCATTACGGTGCACGGCTGGGATCGCCTAAGCGAGCTTCGGATTGAGTACACCGCAGCCATGAGCACAGTGCCTGCCGCAGTCAAGACCGCCATTCTCATGGCCGCTGGCTTTCTGTACGAGATGCGTGGAGGCTGCGAGGCTTCGGACGCACTGAAAAAGTCCGGCGCTGCTGGCCTGCTCAAACCCTATAAGGTTGAGGTGAGCTTGTGAACTGCTGCGAACTCACTGCCGGCAAACTACGAGAGCCGCTGACGATCCAGCGCAAACTTGCCGTGTCCGATGGCATGGGCGGCGAGTCAATCCAGTGGATCACGCTCACCACCATCCGCGGCGACGTGCGGCCATTGTCGGGCCGTGAAGCCGTGCAAGCGATGCAGCTACAGGCCAGCCTGACGCACCGCATCTACATCCGATACCGTGCCGACCTGACACCAGCCGACCGGCTTGTGATGCGTGGGCAATCTTTGCAGATCCGTGCCATTGTCAACATGGAAATGAAAAACCGATGGATTGAGCTTGCTTGTGATTCTGGGGTGGCAACGTGACAGCCCAGCTTACCGGCACAGTTGAGCTAAGGGCCGCGCTGCGCAAGTTCGGCGTTAATGCTGATAGTGAGATTGTACAGATCGTCAATGGCACAGCTCAGAACATCCGCACGCACGCGATTAAGAGCATTCAGCGCGGTACCAAGTCGGGCATCGTTTATTCAAAAAAGCGCAGCAAGTCTGGCAAGTCAGTTGAGCACCGAGCATCGGCACCGGGTGAGGCACCGGCTACTGATGAGGGCATTTTGGCGAACAGTATCAAGGCGGAGATTGACGGCAAAAAGGCTGAGATTGTTGCCGACACTGAATATGCGGCTTGGCTTGAGTTCGGAACTCAGAAAATGCAACCTCGCCCGTTTATGTTCCCAGCGATGGAAAAGGAACGGCCAAAATGGGAAGCACGCCTAAGCCGCATTGTTGATGCCGCCGCAAAGGGGATCATCAAATGATGCAGGAAGAAATTCAGGCCGCAATCTATGCAAAGGTAGCGGCTATTGGCTGGCCTACCTTTGACCATGTGCCGCAAGTAACCGAGTTTCCATATGTGGTGATTGGCGATGACACGTCAATCCCGTGGGACACAGACGATAGCTTGGGCAGCGAGACAACGTGCACCATTCACGTATGGTCGCGGCATCGCGGTCGAAAGCAAGTCAAAGAGATCATGCGCACGATCTATGAATCATTGCATCGCGCTGAAATTTCCATAATTGGCGGGCAATTGGTAGAATGTCAAGCAGAGTTCGAAGAGTCTTTCATGGATTCAGACGGGCTTACTCGGCACGGGGTGATTAGGTTTCGGCTTGTCGTTGATTCGGCACCTTACCTAGACACTTATTTGGCGTCAGAGGATGGGTCATTGATCCAGACTGAGGCAGGTTTTTATATTGTGAAGGACTGAAATCATGACCGCATTTGTAGGCCGCAAAGCCATCCTCTCCCAGGGTTCGCCATTGGTTGCTATTGCAGCCCTGCGCACCAAAACGCTGACTATGGCAAACGAGCCGGTGGACATTACCAGCGACGACGACGCAGGCTTCCGCGCATTGCTGTCTGACCCAGGCACCAAGACGCTGGACATGAGCGTTGAGGGTGTGGCCAAGGACGTCGCATCGTTCACCGCACTGCTGACCCTTGCCACGAGCGGCACCGACATCTTGGACGCATTCTCGATGCTGTTTCCAGGCATCGGAACCATTGCAGGTGATTTTGTGCTGACGAGTTTTGAAGTCGGTGCACCTTACAACGAAGCTGCGACGTTCTCCTGTTCGCTGCAATCGGCTGGCGCGTTTACATTCACGCCTGCCGCCTGATGAGCGCTGTTTTCAGAAACGTGCAGCTCGCATGGGATGGCAAGACTTACGAGGTCAAGCCTACCATGCAGCTGCTCAACCGAATCGAAAACCGGGTAAGCCTGGCAGCGCTTGTGCGCGGGCTTTCATCCGATGCGCCGCCGCTTTCGCACCTTGCATACGTGGTGGGCGAGTTCTTGCGGGCCGCTGGAGCGCGGGTTGACGATGATGAGGTGTACCGTGAACTGGTGACGGGCGATGTTGCGGATCTGCTAACCATGCGCGATTCAATCCTAACGGCCATCTTTCCCGAGCCGAAAAAAAAAGAAAATCAGTAGACACTACCGCTGAGGTCGTTGACATTGACTGGGGCCACTTCTACGCCATCGCTGTGACGGCATGGAAGCTGGCCCCTTCTGAATTTTGGGCGATGGCACCTGCTGAATGGTGGCTATTGCATGAGGCAAACCGACCGCGTGATAAAGAGTTTGATTACGCGGGCACATTGAACGATGCGGACTGCGAAGAGCTGGCCGCGCTATTGGGGTAAAGCATGGCGACCATTGGACGGCTATCAGTCAAAATTGATGCGGACAGCACCGGCCTTACCTCGGGGCTGCGAAGCGCTGAAGGTGGCGTTAACAGCTTTTCACTTAAGGCCGGTGCGCTGGTTGACAAGCTAAAACTGATTGGGCCAGCTGCCATCTTAGCTGGAGGTGCGCTCGGCGTTGCAATGGTGCGCAACGTGGCAAATACTGCCGACGCGCTTGGCAAACTCAGCACCCGCACCGGAGTGGCCGTTGAGGACTTGAGCCGTCTGCAATATGCCGCCAGTCTGTCAGATGTGTCAACCGAGCAACTAAGCGGAGGCATCACCAGGCTGTCTCGCAACATGTCAGATGCAGCCGCTGGAACTGGCGAGGCGGGTAAAGCATTTGAGGCAATGGGAATCAGCGTTGCTAATGCAGACGGTACGCTGAGGGCGCAAAGGGATGTGCTTAACGACGTTGCCGATCGGTTTGCAACATACGAGGACGGCGCTCAAAAGTCGGCACTAGCGCAGCAGATATTTGGTCGTGCTGGCGCTCAGATGATCACGATGCTTAACGGCGGGTCAAAAGCGCTAAAGGAAATGGCCGACGAGTCCGACCGGCTTGGTAACACGATTGACACCAAGACCGCACGTTCTGCGGAGCGGTTTAACGACAACATCACTCGGCTAAATACGGCGGTTGGTGGAATGTCTCGAACTATTGCTGGGCCTGTCATTCAATCATTGGCTGACTTGTCGGATTCAATGTTTGAAGCCTACAAGCAAGGAAAGGGTTTGCTTGGGGTTATTGATGCAATCATTGCAGGCCCAACCGGGAAAAGAAAAAACATTCAAGATGCCGCTGAAGATGTAAAGCGCTTATGGATTGAATACAACAAACTGGAAGATCAAGCAGCAGGGCAGGATGTTGGCACTCAAGCCGTGAATGAGGCAGAAATGGCTTATTCGCGATATATGGACTCAATGCGGAATTATTCCAAGTTGCTAGCGGATCAAATAGCTGGTGAGCAGAAGCTGGCGCAAGTTCGATCAGCTCCTAATGGATCGCTATCTGCTACCGAAGATAATAAAGATAAGCCTAAATTATTGGAAAAGCCTACCTCTACCGGAGGCGATGCAGACAAGGCCGCTGATGACGCCATGAAAAAGGCGCAAGCGGTTGATGCATTTTTTGCACAGATTGGCGAACAGACCAGGCAGCGTGAGATTGATGGCCTAACATCATTTGTGGACGGACTCAAAGACCGCGAAGATGCGCGTCTTCAATCCGGTATGAACGA